TTCTTCTGTCAATTTGTACGTAAATTGGGGTATAACATTTATCTATGCCCGTGGATGAAACTTGGACATATGGGATCATATGTTTTTTCTGGCTCTATGGGAAGTCTTGCAAATCTAGAATTTGCATCTCATGGTGCTGATACTGCAAGAGTGAGTAGTCATGAAAAAAGAAAACGAAACAAAAACAAGAAAAAGAAAAAGTGATGTTGATTATGTTTTTGATGAGGGGAAATATTTAAGTGAAATTTGGGATGCAATAGACAAGACCTATTCTTCCCATTATGCCCAAAACAAAATACAATCAACAGAATTTATTGCAGATGCAGGACATGGTGAAGGTTTCTGTATCGGTAATATAATTAAATACGCTCAAAGGTATGGAAAGAAGGGCGGATTTAATAGAAACGACTTGACAAAAGTTGTTCATTATGTTATTATTATGTTATACCTACATGATAACTTTTATAACCGAAAAGGAGAATAAGATGAAATTGAGTGAGAATACAGTAGGGTTTTTGAAAAACTATGCGAACATTAATCAAAGTTTAGAATTCCAAGAAGGGAAAACTCTTAGAACAGTTTCTCCCCTAAACACTATTCTAGCTTCAGTAGAGATTAGTGAAGACTTTCCTAGAACTTTTCCTATCTATGAGTTGAATAGATTTCTTGGAACATTGACATTGTTTAATGATCCAGAATTGGATTTTACAGAAAATGGTGTTTTTATTAAAGATGGGAGTCATGAGGCAACCTATCGATATTGTGGAAGTAGTTCCATGTTTCAAACACCTCCTGAGAAAGACATCGCTTTTCCAGAACCAGACATAGAATTTACTCTTGAAAAAGATATATTCAAGAAGACCATCAATGCGGCCAATACTCTTGGTTTGCCCGAAGTAGTGATTGAGGGAAATGGTACTGAAACTAGAATTGTTGTGTCTGATACCGGCAATACTACTTCAGATAATTTTTCTACTGGTGTAGGAACTACGGATAAAACATTCCGAATGATTTTCAAAACCGAAAATCTCAATAAATTGATGGAAGGTACATATGATGTAAAACTTTCATCCAAACGAATTTCACATTTTAAAAGGACAACCGATTCTCTTCAGTACTGGATTGCTTTAGAACAAAATTCAACATTTGAGGGGTAATCATGGAAAAATCTTTATTATGGGTTGAAAGGTATCGGCCACCAACAATCGATGATTGCATCTTGTCCGATACGATAAAAAATACCCTAAAGGATTTGGTAAAAGATAATACTGTACCAAATCTTATGCTCACTGGCCCTGCTGGAGTTGGTAAAACAACTGTTGCAAGAGCTATTTGTGACATGACAAATACTGATTATATTATCATCAATGGTTCTGATGAGGGTAGAATGATTGACACTCTCAGGACTAAAATGACTCAATTTTGTTCTACTATATCCTTGTCTGGAAATAGTAGAAAGGTTGTAATCATTGATGAGGCAGACTATTCAAATCCAGATTCGGTGCAACCAGCATTGAGGGGATTCATAGAAAAGTTTGCAGAAAATTGTTCTTTCATATTCACTTGTAATTACAAGAATAGAATCATTGAACCGATTCATTCAAGATGTGCAGTAGTAGATTTTACTTCTCCAAAAAGCGAGAAACCAGAAATCGCAATGCAGTTTTTGGGTCGGTGTGAGAATATGCTCTCCGATGAAAATATTGTATACGATAAAAATGTGATCGCAGCTCTAATTAGTAAACACTTTCCAGATTTTCGGAGAGTGATTAATGAATTGCAAAGATATTCTACATCTGGTGAAATAAATGCAGGAGTTCTTGCAAATATAGGAGAATTAAATTTAGATCAATTGATGACTGCATTGCGTGAAAAGAATTTCCAAAATATGAGGAAATGGGTTACAAATAATGCAGATAATGATCCTGCTTCTGTATATCGTAAAATTTATGATAAATTGTACGAAGTTCTCGCAAAATCTTCCATACCACAAGCAGTTTTAATCATTGCAGATTATCAGTATAAATCTGCATTTGTTGCAGACCAAGAGATTAACTTGGTTGCTTGCCTGATAGAGTTGATGGCGGAATGTGAGTTCGTATGAGTCCATTTGAATTCATAAATCAAATCAATCATGGTAAAACAAATCTGATAGATGAAACACCCGATTTGGAAAAGGAGTATAAGCCTTTTATTGTTAATCGTGGATTGAGTTTTAATCATGATACTGCTTTATATGCAAATGAAATGAACTTTCACAGCCACCTTGATTCAAAACTTCAATTCGACTTTTTTCTAAATACTATTAGACCAAAGAAAAGATACGGTAAATGGTTAAAAAGAAAAAAGGAAAACAATGAAGTTCTTGAATTAATCAAGAAATATTGTAAGTGCAGTTATGCGAGGGCAAGAGATTATGCTTTATTACTTGATGATTCGCAGCTGGATATTATTAGACAACATATTGATACAGGTGGTTTGAAAGGAAACAATGAGTGAAGAAATCATCCAACGGATGGTTGAAGTGAAATTAAAGGAAGCCGATGATTTTCTCAAGGTAAGAGAAACCCTCACAAGGATCGGTATTGCATCTCGCAAAGAAAAAACTTTATTTCAATCATGTCATATCTTGCACAAGCAGGGTAAATATTACATAGTACATTTTAAAGAGTTATTTGCACTAGATGGTAAAACATCCAATTTCTCAGAGAACGATGAAGCAAGGCGCAATACCATTGCAAATCTTCTTGCAGAATGGGAATTGATTTCATTAGTGCAATCGGATAAATCAGCAGAACCTACAGTTCCATTGAGTCAGTTAAAAATCCTGTCTTTCAAAGAAAAAGACGAATGGGAATTAACTCCAAAATATAATATTGGCAACAAAAGGGATTCTGATGAGAATGACGAGTAATCTATATTTCTATAAATTACATTCAGACATAAAAGATCCCATTCGTGCAACGGAGGGATCTGCGTGTTTTGACTTGCACGCTTCTTTGCCAGAAACTTCAGAAATAAAAGTATATTTAAATAATTTTGAAGAGCCGGAAAAACGAAGTAGAAAAGTTGTAAACGGAAGGGTGCAAGTCAATCCCAACGAAAGACTACTGATTCCCACAGGATTAGTTTTTGATATTCCAAAAGGATATTCTATTCGTTTATATCCAAGATCTAGTCTTGCATTAAAACAGGGATTAACCCTTGCAAATAATGTAGGGATTATCGATTCTGATTATGTGGAGCCAGTTTATATGATGGTTTGTAATATTAGTGGTTATCAACAATTCATATCTAACGGAGAACGTATCTGCCAAGCAGAATTGGTACAAGACTATCCTTGTATGATAATGGAAACAGAAGAGCGGCCAGAAAGAAAAACAGACAGGGATGGTGGTTTTGGAAGTACTGGAAATTAAAACTTGACTTTTTCTATAAAACTTAGTATAATAATAGAAAAGGAGATAAATAATAATGAAAACAAAATATACATTATTAGTGAAAGAAGGATCTTATGCCGCAGATTCACTAATAACATTGATTTTTATAGTGTTAAAACATCGCTTCCAACACCTATGTAAAGGTGAAGGATGGCGTGATTGAGGTTGTCCATAGTGGAAACCTCTAACTTACCCATCGCCCGTGCTAGGGGGTGGGGATATTTTTAATAACCTTGCTTTTTATAAGGAGGAATTATGGTTACATTAGCACATCACAGTCCGCTTACCGCAGGCGATCTTGAACGATTTATGGGTCTTTCCGTTGGATTTGATCGTATGTTCAATCGTATGATGGATTTTCCCAATACATCACAGGATAGTGGATTTCCGCCCTACAACATTCGTAAAGAAGATGACTACAATTATGTCATAGAAGTGGCCCTTGCTGGGTTTTCTGAAACTGACATTGAAGTTGAGGTGAAGGACGGAATAATCACAGTACGTTCAATAGAAGACAAAGGTACTGATACCACTCAGTACGTTCATAGAGGGATTGCCCGAAGGTCATTCTCTAAATCTTGGACTCTTTCTGATGATATTGTTGTCAACAGAGCGGAGTTCAATAATGGTCTTCTAAATATTTCTTTGGAGAAAGTGGTGTCCGAAGAAAAGAAGCCACGTTTGATTCCCATTACTAAGTTGATTAGTAAGTAATCATTCTCCAACCCCATTGAAGAATATATACTTTAATGGGGTTTTTATTTAACAATTGGAGGAGAATACTATGTTACCACTTGCAGGAAT